CTTACGTTACCAGTATCAAAATCGCCTTCGATAGCTGTTTTGATTGGACTTCTAACGAATTCTTTTAATCCGTTAGGAGCGTCTGTAATGATAAAGAATGCATCTGTGTCAGTTAAGAAGTGATTCACTCTGTAACCTTCTGGAATCATTCCCATATTTAACATTGCATTAATGTCATTATCAGATGTAGATGTTCTAAGTGGAGATCTTAATACTCTCTCAGCAGTAAATTGTAATTCTTTTGGAATAATCAATTTTCTACCTTGAAGAGCGATTTTTAAACCTCTCTCATCTACAAATCCTGCAATATCAATTAACGATTGTTCTAATGAAGTTTCGTTAAGATCCGCTGCAGTAGCTAAAATGTTTGAAAAAGTTGATCCATTAGCAAGAGGATGGTTACTAGCTAAAAGCTGAACTCCATCACCACCTGTGTAATTTGAATCAAAACCATTATTCAAAATATTAGCTGCGATTGTTTGTTTAGTTTGTGACATTGAACGAGCTAAAGCTCTAGTATATCTAGAAGCTAATCTATCGTACAAGTTATCTTCAATAGCTTCCTCAGTTATAGCAAATGCTAAAGCAATTGTTTGATGAGTGTATCTTGAAGTGTAGGCTTCAGAAGCTTGATCGAACTGCACTCCTGCACCTTCTTGTTTGATAGCAGCACCTGCGAAACCAGTTAACATTACTTCTTCTTCAAAAGCTCTGTCTGAAGATTCAGATGTAAAGATTTCTGTGTGCTCGTTGTCGTATCTGTTGTATTCCAGGCCGAATAGGGCATTCAATCCTGGCTCTAGTTCTTTAACTAGCTGTGAACGTGATATAGCCATAGTTTATTCTCCTATTATAGTCCTGAAGTAGCTGATCTATAGAAGTGGTTGTTAATTCTAACAAGCACGTTCGCATTAGATACAGCTGCATCGCTGTTAAGTACGTCGCCTGATATATCAATAGCTTGTACTAAGAATGTCGAAGCCGTTCCTGAATTCGCCATATCTAATTGTACATATGATATACCTGTTTTAGTATTTCCAGTCTCATTAGAGATTGAAAAGTTTTTAAAGATGTCAGCAACTGCAAAAACATCATTAGCGTTCACTTCGAACACTGTGTCTGGTCCGTCAATTACGAAAGCGATAATATCGCTAGCAACTGTAGAACCTGGAAGATAATTCTTCCATGTTGGTTTTTGCGTTGTTGGATCTGTATAAAAACATCCATTGAAAACTCCCACAGCAGGTGTAGATGAGTTAGCAATAGCTCTTCCAACGTTACCAGAAGCAAATGGGATCACCACGTCACCTTGATAAATGTTAGTAGAGTTATTGTTTGCTACTCTATATCTGTTTTGAGCGTTAATGAATGGACTACCGTTAAGTTGTCTACTTGGTCTAAGACCAAATTTTTCTGTTACGTTTGCCATTTATTTTATACTCCGTTTATTTATTTTAATTTACAGTAGTTGACTTTTGCCAAAAATTTATGACTTTCGTCCACCACCAAAAGTTACACGGGTTTGTCTATCAATATTGATAGGCATTCCTGGTCGTTGTTCCTTCATCAGATCAGCATCAATCGACTTAATTCTATCCTGAGTAATTCTTTTAAAATACTCGGAACGACTTTTGACAATCTCTTCAGGTATCCTTGCCAACACAAGGCCGCCAACCCCTACTAACCCAGCATATTTTCCCTCAGCGATTACTGGATAGTCATGATCACCCATAGAATTTTTAATTTCTTCGGCTCTCACGAATTCCCAACCTTCTCTGAGTTTTTTAGATACGTTTGCAGTATCCTGAAAACCCTGCGATTCTGTTCTAATCCATCTGTGAACAAAACCCGCTGGTGCTTTAGGTGCATCCAGACTTGACGGTGGAGTCCAAGGCTTCTTACGAAGATCCTTATTTCTTACTTCTGACTCGCGTGAAGTTCTTTTATTTAATTTATCGCTCATTTATACCTCCTTCACGTATTTAGCGTACTCTTCTAGTGGCACCCCTAATTTTTTAGCAATAGCCACCTGTGATTTGGTGAGTCTCACGGTTCTGCGTCCTGATTGTTTTCTACCAGCAGAAGCAACAGTTTGGACGGGTTTTCTGTTCTCCTCTGTAACCTCAGTTTCCTGAGATTTAGCAAACTTATGAGGATATAAATCTCTCATACGTTTATCTACCTCATTATAATACTCATCACTCTCTGCGTCAAACCCCTGACTTACCAAGTCTTCATGAAGCATAAATGCTGAGTTTGTCATGTATTTATCATTACCAAACCACTCATTTTTTTCAGCCCATGACTTAGCTTTTGTACTTGGAGTAATTGGTTGTTGAGGTGCTTTTTGCACAGCTTGAGCTTTTTGTTGTTCCTCAAAAGATTTTCTAGCTGCCTCACGCTCGCTCATAACGATTCGTGCCTTTTCTTTTTCAACGGACAACCTTGTCAGTTCATCTTGTGCAGATGCAATTTGTTCCGCATCTTGAGACTCAATGGCAAGCTTTAACTTAGCTTTAGCTTGTGCACGTTGAGCATCAACTCTTGCGTCAAATTCTTTGATGTAGTTTGTATCCACATCCATATACTTAGATTCAGCATCTGAGTATTTTTTTTGTAGACCTTTAGCATATTCTAAAGCAGCTTTTTCTCTTCTTTCTGCTTCACGTATTTTATAAGTTAATTTATCAATACGTTTTTTTACGCTTTCAGTGTACTCTTCTAGATTTTCACCTGCTGGTTTAGCTTCAGTTTTAACTTCTGTTTTAGTTTCAACTTTAGGTTGTTCTTCTATTTCTTCAACAGAAATTTTTTCTTTTTCTTTTTCTGCTTTACCATCATGTGTTGTGTATCCTAAATCAACTTCACCAACATTTAAGTTAGGAGCTTTTTTAGTATCTTCTTTTTCCTTTAATTCTACAGATGTTTCTTTAGCGTCATCTAGATCTAATTCAACTTCTGGTTGTTTTTTTGTTTCTTTATCCATGTTGTTCTCCTATTAGTACATGTGCAAAATATCAGCAGGGTTATCTATCTTAGCAATGATTTCATCATCATTAAGAATTCTAACTTCACCACCTTCTATTTTGAATCTGCTACCTGCATATCTTCCAAAAATTACCCAATCACCTTCCTTGCACCACGCTCCTAATGGAAATTTATCTTTATCTCTGTAACAAAGATTTCCCATTTTAAGAACATAAGCACAAACAGTTGTCATTTGAATTGTATCTTTAGAAGTATCAGATAGAATAATTCCACCTTTGGTTTGAGCTGGTCCAGCATAAGGCAAAACTAAAAGTCTCCAACCCGTAGGCTGTGGCAGTCTATCTAAAGTAGATTTATCTATTGAATTTGGATTGAGAACTTTCTCAACCACTTCTTTGTCTTGATAAACTTCTTTTAAACCTTCATGTATAGAAGGAATATCAGTCGTTACTGTCGTCGTCATCTTCACTATTCTCCCGTTTCAGCAGGTCATTAAGATCCTGAAGCAGAGTTTCTAAAGCTCTGAGTTGACCTCTAGCATAGTGAAGTTTATCAAGCGTGTCTATACCATAGCAAAGATCATCCTTTATTAAGGCTAGTCGCTTGTTTATTAGTTTTTTTATATCTTGAACTGTATCAATACTTAGCATTTTGTTAACTTACGAATAATATTATATTGTTCATGATTGTCAAATTCTTTTCCTAAACCTATTTTATGAGCATGTTCTTTAGCATAAGTTCCCTTAATAAATATTTCTGTTAAATCTTCTCCCCATTTTTCTACACCTTTTTTTAAATACTGATCTCTTCTAACTCTTTCTTGTTCTGTAGATTCAGCACCATCCCAAGAAGACTTACCATGAAAGTGTAATATAAATGGATGTAGTGCTAACATAGTTTTATATCCTTTAACTGCAGCTCTAATTCTATAGTCCATATCTTCTCCACCACAATTAGAAAACGTATGATCAAAATAACCTACTTCGTTATGAACTTTGTAAGGAATTCTTGCTAAATACATTTGTATAAATATACGTTCTTGAATTACATCTAATTTAAAATTGTTTTGATGGAATCCTACAATAGCATCTAAGTAAGGTTCTTTACCAATATATTCATCATAATGCATCGTAGGCATTGTTGAGAAATTAGGACTTCTATACATAAAGTTTACATTACAAGCAGGAATTAAAATCATATCATCTGTTTGTTTTAATGCTTCTAACCAACCTTTAGTAAAAACAACATCGTTTGTTATAACTACAAAATGTTTTTTAAATTTTTTAGCTATTCTTAAACCTTTATTAAAATTCTCAGCCCAACTTTTAGGTGTTTTATTATTAACATAAATATTTATTGGATAATTTTTTCTAAATGCATTTGTTCCATCATTATTAACAAATACAAATATATCGTCAGATTATATTTTAGTATTTTTAAAGAAACTATCTAATGCTAATTTAGAATAATTTTCTGTGATCTTAGAACTTACAAAACAAAATACATGGCTCATGCTATTCTTTTTAAAACAGTCAAACCATTATTATTAGTTAATACTTCTTTTATTTCCCAGTCTTTATTCAATTTTATAAATTCATTTATAGCTTTAACAACTCTACTACAAGTTGCCGTATCATGAAATATTAAATACTTTTTAACTTTATGTGCATGCATTTTTAATTCTTTAGAACATTGATCATAAGTATGTTCTGTATCTATAAATAATAAATCAGTTGGTTCTATATCTAATTTATCTGCAATTGTACTTACACAAGTAAATGTAAAATCTTTATCTATTTCTCTTAAAGCTAAGAAATGAGTTTGCAAATGAGATTCTACTTCTTTATCAATATCAAAACATCTAATTGTTTTAGCTTTAGAAGTTAACCATGCCCAAGTACTAACACCTGTTCTAGTTCCAAATTCAGTTATATGTTCACATTCATTTGCATATTCAGTAAGAACTGGAATATGTTCGTTGATATCCGATCTATTCGTACAAGCATGGTTGTAACCAAACTCAAGAAGATTATCTACTGTTAATGTTATTTTATATGGCATTAAATTAATTTTTTAGTCCAAGTACTTGGAGTTTTATCATTTATAATTTCTATGTCTAGATGATATTGAAAGGCCCGTGGTCCGTGAGACTTGATGAATTCATAGGTTCTCTTGATCCCTTCTTTCGTATTTGTCATTGTCTTATAACCTAAAAGCTTTCTTGCTTTATCTGAGGAGCAAGTTGCATGTTTAACTTCTTGTGGTCTATCAGGTACATAAACAAATTCACCATTGAAACCAGTAAGATTGGCACACGTCTCAGCGACCTCTTTTATTGTAACAAATTCTTCATCAGGCCCGATGTTAATTACTTGGCCCACGACTGACGGATCTTCGACCATTTTAAGTAAGCAACTTAAACAATCATCTACATAAGAGAAACATCTAGTTTGTAATCCATCTCCATAAATAATTGGAGGCTTTCCTTGTAACATTCTATTAATAAAAATAGATACAGCATTTCTAAATGGATCATCATATTTTTGATTCGGTCCAATAATGTTATGTGGAACTGCAATCACTAATTCAACGCCATGGACTTTGCACAATGTTTTTAATATTTCTTCTCCAGCAACTTTAGATATACCATAAGGATCTACTGGTTTAGTTGGCATATCTTCTGTGAAAGGACTTGGTTGATCTCCATATCTTGCCATAGAAGAACAATAAATAATTCTTTTAACTCCATTTTGAATAGCTGCCGTTGCAACACCTACCGTTGCCATAATATTATTTTGTGTAATGGTATAGGGCGAGAATACAGATAATCCTTCATGAGCGGTTGCTGCACAATGAAACAATACATCAATGCCTTCTGTAATTTTAAGCATTGATTTAAAATCTGCACAATCTAATTTATAAAAATTATCTAAGAATGGAATATTATCTTTATCTCCACCTAATAAATTATCTACACCGATAACTTCATATTTTTTATTAAGGAGTTCTTTACAAATATGTGAACCTAAAAATCCAGCGGCTCCTGTGACTAAAATTGTTTTAGCCATTTTTT